TCATTTAATTTATACATTATTAATAATTATTTTTTTTTTAAAAACATTATCAATTTATATTTATATTAAATTAATAAATATAAATTATAATTAATCATTAGTTTAATTTATCTTCTTCTTCTTCTTGTTTTTCTACCACCCCGTGAGGTACTTTTTGTTTTTCTATTTAAAAAGCCTTTTTTATTTTTTGTCTCCGTCTGTGCATTTTCCTCCGTCGCCGCACCCGCCACATCCGCCGCACCCGCCACATCCGCCGCACCCGCCGCCGCCTTCTCCGTCTTTTCCTTCTCCGCCTTTTCCTTCTCCGCCTTTTCCTTTGCCTCATCGTCCCGTTTTTGTTTATTATTAAATACATTATTTACTGTTTTTATAGTATCTGTTACAGCAGCATCCTCACTTTTGTGCTCCCGCATTAACATATGTGGTAACAATGCCTTTGCTAAATCGGTTCGCGCCGTCGGATTCTCTATGCCATCTTGATTATAGTAAAGGGCTTGAAATGTGATATCTTGTGACTGGTTATCCATTATATATAGCTAAAGAATAAAAATTTATATTTATATTAAATTAATAAATATAAATTATAATTAATCATTCGCCAAAAAAAAGGATAGCATTTATGTGCTTAATTTGAATACGCTAAACCACCCATACCACTCATGATACGGAGTACATTGTAGTTAACTGCGTATACACGGACTTTAGCGGTGTTAGTGCCCTGAACAGTCGCATTTGATAATACAAGCTGTAAGGTAGCGTTGTCAATACGCGAGAAATTGCAGGTGCCCGATGGCTGGTGCTCTTCAGGGCGAAGGGCGAATGAGTATACGTTAATACCAGTATCGGGGGCACGGGTGTGGTGCTGGAAAGGCTGAACAAGGTCGAAGTATGTGCCTTCACGCTCTGAGAAGCGATCCTGGCCATTAAGCTGTAATTTAGCAACTACAACTGGATTTTCACCCCAGCAATGCATGTCGAGGGCTGTTTCAGCAAGAACAAATGTGCCAGCATCTGAGACACCACTTTCACGTGTCGCATCACCGACGCCGTGGGAGGTGCTTGCTGCTACATCATTGGCAAATGGGTCTTGGAAGAAACCAGATGTGCTAATGAAGTCTCCACTGCTGCCTGAGCCTAATGCATTAGGACCACCGAATGCGTGAACAGCATTAGGTAGAGCATCAAATGCATCAGTGTAATTGAAAGGCTGAGCACCAAGTAAGTTATTTAGGGCTGAGTTTTTAGTAAGTGATGCGCAGTAGTCAACATTGGCATCAGGCTGAACAACCCATACTAATTCTTTGCAAGGATGATTTAAGTTGAGTTTAATTTTGTTGGATGACGAACCAACCGATTCATCACCAGTGAACTGAAGTTGTTCGATGAGGTATTCATGGGGATTTTGCGCCATACGTCTGCGTTCGTCGGTATCTAAGAAGATGTAATCAACGAAGAGCGAGGCTGCGGCAAGCGACTGTTTGTAGGCATCATTAACTTTTGTGCCTGCGCCGTCAATTTGGGTGACAGCCCATAAGCACTCTTCGATATTGCGGATGTCAAGGTTAATTTTGACTTCATGATATTGGAGGGCAATTAAAGGTAGTGCAAGTCCAGGGTTACGGCAGTACCAGAACTGAAGGGGAACATATAGTGTAGTTTCGGGTAGAGCGTTGCGGGGAGCACAGACTTGGCGGACACCGTCGGCCGAGCATGGTCCATCGACCGCAGCGAATTCTGGGTCACAGATGTATGTTAGCTGTGTGGTGTTACCTACCATTTTGTAGTAGCCACGTTCCTGTTCTTTGGAGAGAGTTAGCTGATTCCAGATGTGCATCCAGTCACCGTATTGGCGATCTATGCGCTGACCACCAATTTCAACTTCAACCTGTGATATAAGCTGTTCACCGGGGAAGTCTAACCATCTAGCATATACAGAACTACCAGTATCAGCTAGACTCTGACCAATTTCAGGTAGAGTAATCTGTAAATATGTGCGATAGGCTAAATCACCATTACGTGAAATGGTGCAAGTAACACGGCGACCGAAGTCAGCCTGTCCATTGAAAGTTTGTTCAATGGATTCCATCGCAAAGTTGGTGTGGCGACGGTATGTGACTTTCCAGAAGGTTATCTGAGGATTACCGGTAAGGTAAACATCTTGAGCCCCGTAGGCAACTAATTGCATAAGACCTCCAGCCATTTTTTATAATATGACTAAAGAAAAAAAATTTTGAATATTTAATTTAATTAATAAAAATTAATATTTTTTAATTAAAATATATATAAATTTAAATCGCACTAGATAAATATAGTATAAATGAATAAATTATCAGGAAAAAATGTTACATTGGATAAAAAACATACAGAAATGTTAGATGAATTTAAATATAATAAAGAAGTATTAATTCCTAAATATAATCAAGAGATTGAAAGATTAGAAAAATTCCTAAATAATACGAAGAATAAGAAAAAATTAGAAAAAATTGAGCTATCTCAAAATAGAATAAAAGAATTAAAAAATATAATTTATAAACTAGAGAAAGATAGAAAAGAATATTTTTTAAATAATTCTAAATACATTTTTGATTATTTTGAAGAGAAAAAAAATATAACTACTAATGCTGATTCAAAAATAGGTATAAATAGTGCTAAAATAAATCAATTTTTTTATATAGATGCAGAAGAAGAAGAAGAAGTAAATATTCAAATAGTAGAGGAGAAATCAAGAACAATTGATAAATATTTTTATAATATAAATAATTCATTTTTAAATTATGAAAATTATTGTTATGAATCAGATATATGTAAATTTTGTAACAAAGGTGAAATGGTTTATGCAGAAACTGATGGTATATGTGTTTGTAATAATTGTTCACGTTCTATAAAATATTTAATTGAAAATGAGAAACCTTCTTATAAAGAACCACCAAAAGAAGTATGTTTTTATGCATACAAAAGAATAAATCATTTAAGAGAAATATTAGCACAATTTCAGGCAAAAGAAAGCACACATATACCAAGTGAAGTATTTGAAAATATCAAATCTCAAATAAAGAAAGAGAGATTAGAAATAAAAGATTTAACAAATAAGAAAACAAAAGAAATATTAAAAAATTTAGGATATAATAAATATTATGAACATATTCCTTTTATAAAAGATAAGTTAGGTATAAAACCCCCAGTAATGTCTCAAGAATTAGAAGAAACATTATGTAATTTATTTATGGAAATTCAAAAACCATATTCAAAATATTGTCCACGTGATAGGGTTAATTTTTTGAATTATTATTATACATTATATAAATTATGTGAATTATTAGGAGAGACAAAATTTTTACCATATTTTCCAATGCTAAAAGACCGAGAGAAGAGGGTGGAACAAGATGCTATATGGAAATTAATATGTTCTGATTTAGGTTGGGATTATATACCAACTGTATAATAATATATTATTGTAATTAATAACATATTATTTAGTTAAGTGAATTTTTTATTTTTTTTTCTTGAATATCAGGTTTTATAAATACATATGGTTTTCCATCAATATGTTTTCCATCACGTTCATAAATTTCAAAAATTCTATCTACTGTTCCACTAAGAGTATTATATAATTTTTTATTTTTAATTCTATTATGTAGTTGAAATAATTGCATATAATATACTTAAGATTATTATGTTTAAATCATTTAAATATAAATAAATAATAAAATGAATGAAAAGAGAACGTCCTTCTTGGGAGGAATATTTTAAAGATTTAGTAAATTTGACGGCTACTCGTTCATCATGTGATAGATTAAATGTAGGTTGTATTTTTGTAAAAGAAAATAGAATAATAGCGCAAGGATATAATGGATATATTGCAGGTTGTGAACATAAGATGATTATGAGAGACAATCATAATATATCAACAATTCATGCTGAACAAAATACAATAACAGATTGTGCAAAACGGGGTGTAAGTTCAGATGGATGTACAGCATATATAACGCATTATCCTTGTTATAATTGTATGAAATTAATGGTTTCATGTGGTATAAATTCAATAAAATATATAAATGATTATAAAAATGATGAATTAGTATCTAAATTAGCAAATGAAAAAAATATAGAAATATTAAAAATTTAAGATATATTTAATGTCAATTGATTAACAAGTTTAACTAATATATAGAAGATAAAAGAAAATAATACACTATTAAATAGGTAACCATAAAAGTTTGGATTAGCATCATTACCAAATAATGAAGGTAAAATTTTTTTTACTGTTTTTCTAAAAATAGGTAATTGAAAAAGAAAATATAAAAGAGAAACTAATAAGGGTAATTGAAATTCATTATAAAATACATCAAGACTATCTATAGAATTTTGTTTTTTATTATTATGATAAATAAGGTCTTCCGGTGTTTGAGAATTATTAATGTAATCCGTGTTTTTAGCTTCAGGAATAAAGTTGGGTTTAATTTGGTTATCATTATTTATAGTGCTAGTATTAATAGGTATATCTCGACTAGGTAATCCGGTAGCGCCAGCTAAATTTGCTTTTTGTAGTTGATTTATCATTTCATTATAATTATTTTGATTTTCAACTTGATTAATTTGATTTTGTTCAGGTGCTTTGGTAGGTATTTGTTGCATCATAGGATTTGCTAATTGCGAGGTATTTTCAGCTAGAACTTCATTTTTCGTTAAAACAACATTATTACTATTAGTTTGATGTTGCAATGGTTGTTCATGTGAATTAGAAAAATTATTACTAGGTAATTGTGAAATAGATGTAGTACCAGAAGTTTCCATAATAAATATTTATTATAGCTTAGTAAATATTTATAGAGTAAATTACGCAAATTCAACAGTTTTAGATTGACTATTACATTTAATGGCTTTTTCTTTCATAATAAAACATTCATTATCATTGGTGTCAAAAGAGAAAATTTGGTCTCGTATGGCATTTTGTTCGGGCCCAATAAAGTCATAACAATTTTTTCCATCACAAAATTTTCTAAATAAAGTGGCTAATCCTAAACCCAATATAATTGCTAAAATAAAACGTCCTCTATCAGTATATAATATATTATTTACAGCTGTGCTTAATCCCTTACCAATCATTATATATTATAAAATATATTTATTGAATAGGAATATGATTAATTTTAGATTTATTAGATGGACATTTAATCTTTTGCATACTATATTCAAAACAATTATCTGCTTTATCTTTATATTGTAGAGAATTTATATTGGATGGAGTAGGGTAAACAGATATTTTCTTTTTTTCATTATCAAAATACATAAAAACAAGTCCAATAAATAAACTAATTAAAAATACTTTGATATTAATAATTTTTAATAAATTTTTAATCATTTAATATATTGTGATATAAAAATTTATTGTGGTTTTTTAATAAGCTCTAAATTTTTAATATTATATTTATTTTGAATTAAATATTTGTATGTTTCATCACTTTCAATAGAATTATATTTATATTTTAGAGTGCTAATATATTCATTTAATGATTTAATTTTACTAGTATATAAAAATATTGCATCTTTTAAATAACTAGTTTCTTCAGTTTCTTTAAATAGTTTTATATATTCTTTAAAATTATTAACTAAAGAGTCAATTTCTATAGTTTTTTGATTTAGTAACTCTTCATTATCAGGATTAGACACGATTGATGTATATAATGAAAATAAATCATTGTATTTTTCCTGAAGAGTAGTTAATTCAGATTTTAAATTTTCAAATAATTCAACTGCTTTATCTTCTTCTATATAATTAAACAAGAAATCGAGCTTAGTTAATATAATTTCTTTTTTTTTATTAATTAATGAATTATTAGTATTTTTAAGTTCACTAGTAATTAAAACAGGATTCATTTTTATTATTTCTAAATTAAGATTGCATGGTTTTATAGTATTTCCACAAGTGGCACGTAATATTTTGTTATTTTCAAAAAAAATAGTGCCACCAAATTCTCCACAATTAATACATTTAAATTTTTGTTTTGAAAATATTTTTTTTTTAGATTCTATAGAATCATTACTATTTATAAGTTTATTGATAACAGTTTCTTTTGTTTTAATATATGTTTTTTTCATATTATAATAAGTTTTTAGTTCTTCTAAATATTTAGAGTAATCACTTTCTTGGAGTACTTCTTTTTGAAATGACTGTATCATATTATAATTTAAAAATATATTTTTTTATGTAATAAAGACGCTTCAGGGTGATTGCTAAAATCTGGTAAATTAGTTATCATATTATTTTGAATTCTTTGTTTATTTTCTAAATTGGCACGATTATAATAAACTAATTTAGACATTATATATTGTTTATCTTGAAGATTTTTTTGATATTTTTCTTCTGCTGTTTTGTTTCCTTTATATTTGTATGATAATATTATCCCTAAAATGAAAAAAAATAAAATAAATAAGGATATATTATAAAATAAATTATAATTTTTTTGTTTATAGTTATTACATTCTCTTAAAATTCCCTTAAAAAAATATTTTACACCAGGTTCTATTAGTTTTGGTTTATTTATATTATCATTAGAATTATTTATATTACTCAAATTATTAAAATTTAAATAACTATTAATATTTTTAAAATCCATTTAATATAAATAATTATTGTTATTTTATAAAAATAATTTATAGATATAGATATAATTAGAAATGCAATCAGTATTAAGAGATAGTAAAAATGAATTAGATAATCAATTTAAAAAACTTCCAAGCGCGACTACATCAGTAATTTTTTTTTTAACTATGACTATTATTTATGGTTTTATAATGATATATACCACAATTAGTTCAGCTACTCTTTCACAGGTAGTAACAAATTCAAAAAATCAAATTTATACATTAATATATGTAATATTTTTAATAAGTGGAACATATTTTATAAATGTAAATATATCAAAAAGTATTTGTTATGAAAATTCTATTCAATGGCGAAATGTATTTACAATAACAATTATTCCTTGGTTAATTATATTTGCAATATTATATTTTCTTTTAGAATTATTTCCAGGATGGATTAAACCATTTTCAAATACAGTAGGATATTTTATAGTAAATATATTAGGCGCAACAAATAAATTAAAAGATGTATTAAAATCATCTAAAGATGATAATAATTCTACATTAAAAAAAGCATTAGAAAATATAGAAAAAAATTATTCGAGATTTATAAATGAAATAGATGTTGAAGAAGATAAATATAAACTATTTATTAAACAATTAAATGTAGAAGGTTTTACAAAAATCGGTGCAAATTATACAAATACTCCAGAAGAATTATATAGAAATTCTAATGTGGTTGAATTATTTGCATTAATAAATGTAAAAGACGTAATTGGTAGATTATTTTGGTATGTGTTAGCAGGAACTTTAATATCTTCAATTAGTTATAATTTTATAATAAATATGAATTGTGAAAAAACATTAGAACAAGCTAAAAAAGATTATTCTAGTATGTTTGAGAAATCATATGTACCAATATATGGTAAAAAATGGCAAAGATTAAAGGAACAACCACCGGAATCAGAAAATCAAGATTATACTGTTCAATTATCACAATTAATTTCTAAGTATGGAACTTATTTATTAAATAATACAGATGATGAGTCTAATAATGTTGTAGAATTAAATAATGAACAATTAAGAAGTATCCAATTATCATTTGATGAATTACCCAGTAATAGTTATATTCTTATTAATAATAGTTATTTTAAACCGATTGAGTAAATAAAATAATTAAAAAAAAAATATTATTTATTATTTTTTAAAATAAAAATTTTCTAAAATTTATATAATATAAAACTGCTAAATAAGAGAAAATTCCACATATTATAATAACTAACCAAATTGGCAATATAGTTTTATTTTTGTAACCAATACCAAATTCTCTAGGTTTACCATTTTTATCAAATACTAGAGATGGTTTAGTAAATATAATTAATATAAATAATAAAACAAATATAATAATTGATACTAATGGTATATTATTTCTTACAAATTTTGAAAACATATTAATATTATATAAAATAAATATAATATTAATTATAAATTAACTATTATTTTTAAAATACATTTTTACTTGTTACAAGTTCTTGTCCTAGAATTTCTATAAATGCAACCATAGCTAATCTTCCATTATTAAGTTCTTTATTAAAAAGATTGTCACTAATTGTAGAGATGTTATAATTTCCTAGATTTCCTGGCTGATAATTTTGTTTTAAAGTAAATATTTTTTTTTTTCCAGTAAATGGATTTTCCCAACCTTTTAGCATACGAATTACTTCAAATGAAAACATCCCTAGCCAAAAGGGAGCCTGATGATAAAGATCTAATGAACTTAGATATTTAATACCTAAAATAGAATTATCTTTGTCTATTTGTTCTAGTAAAATAATACTAGGAACAGCAAGCATAGCAGTTCGTCCATGCTGAAGTTCTGCTTCACGTGTAAATTTTATTTTATTTTCACTTTTCTTATTTAGAATTTTAAGTGGATCAAAATTACGAACTGGCGGAGTAGAACCAACATATCTCCAATTTTTAATAGATGGTGCTACATTTAGTAATGCTCGGTTATATGATGCAGTTAACATAATAGTTGCACAGGCCATTTAACAAATATTAATAGTATGATATTTCTTTATATATATATTTTAAAAATATTTTAATCATATTCATAATCGCTATCCATATCATCATCATCTGGAATATTATTCATATTATATTCTTCATCATCTATTTCTTGTTCTCTTCGCTCTAATTCTTCTTCATCTATTTTATAAATTTCTTTATTCATTTCAGTTACATTATTATTTTTACCCAATTTACGTTCTTTTATTGCTTGTTTTTCTATTTTATTTCTTTCTTCATCATAATTAGATGCAACATATTGTGTTAATCCTTTTTGTAATCCCGCACTCCAACTTTCTAATTTATTATTTTTGAATATATTTTCTACTTCTCTTTCTTCGTCTGTTAAATCTTTTAAATATTGTGTTATTAAATCTTTTTCTTTTTCTTTCGCATATGAAACTCTCTCTTTAACCTTTTTATATGTATTATTAATTAAATCTAAATGATTATTTATAATAGTTAAAAATTCATGAATGTAGTTTATAATTGATTTCTTCATTTCTTCTTCATTATAATCATCAACTTCACCAATTTCTAATATAAATTCGTCATATTTAGTAACTTTGATATATTCATTAAAAATACTATAAAAAATATAAGTGTAAAAATATGTAATATATTCTTTATCAAATACACTAGGAATATAATTATCTTCTTTTAAATTACTTATTTTAATAGGTGTCATAAATTTAGTAAATTTCATTAATTTGATAAATATATTTGATCTATTTTTTATAAATTTAAAAACAATATCTAATCCTGGTATAATTGAAAAATTATTAAGTTTTTTATAATAATTTTCTAATATATTTATTATATCTTTATTATGTCTATCGGATAACTCCCAGTGCTTAGGTATGTTTTTTAAGTCAATTTTCTTATTTAAAATAATATTTGGAAATATATTAATTAGATTATTTAAATAATCATTATAAAACTGACAATTTTCCACATTTATTTTAAAGTCTAATAATTTTTCTATAGACGCGATTAATGATTTACTCATATTTGGTATTTTTTTAATAAAATCTAAAAATAAATTTTTCATTTGATTATTAGTTTTAGCTAAATAATTTTTTATGCTATCTAATTCTTTTTCATCAGCACTATTTATATCAAATGTATCAAATAGTTTATTTAATTTTTCAAATAAATTTTCATCATTTTTAATTTCAATAGGAGATTGTAAATAGTTATTTAAAATATTTCTTATTGATTCTATATTATTTACAATTGGATAATTTGAATTATATTGTATAATATTTCTTTTATTAATAATATTTATTAATTCATCAAATGAAGATTTATTATATATTTTTCCTTGAGATTTTAACGATTCTATTATTTCTGAAATTTCTTTTGTAGTATCAAAACTTCTTGGTTTATCCATACAAATACTTCTTAATTCATCATCAATTGGTAAATTATTATTAAAATTACAAAAATAAATAAAAGTTTTGTATATAGTTTCTTCATTAAAGTCATATTTAACAATAGGCAATAAAACTTTTGTATTTTCTGCATGATATAAAATAGATGATGTATTTAAAGACTTTATACTTTCTAAAAATTTACTGTAATATTCAATTAAATTATTATTATCTGAAATAGTTTTATCACTATTAATAAAATAATTTATAGTATTTATTGTAGAATTACAACATGCATTTTCTAAGAAAGGATCACCTGCTGAATTTTCTAACAAAGTGCTGTTAGTTTCTACTATTTTTTGAATACTCTCAATTATAGCATTACTTAAATATATACTTTTTGATCTTAATGTTTCTAAGATATTATTTTTTTTACCATTTCTAAATGTATCTAATAATTCATCTTTAAATGTATCTGATAATGGTAAAGTATTATCTTTAGTAATTTTAATACTATATAATGGAGGCATAAAATTATTCCAATTATCTATTGATAATTCATCTGGAATATATTCTTCTTTATTTAATATTAAATATTCCCTCTTTTTTTGAAAGAGCTCAATTATAATTTTATCATTTATAATATATTTTTCAATTAATGCTTCTATTTTTTTACCAATATTTGCTTCTGAAACTTTTAATAATGTATTCCAAGGTTTTATTGAACTTTTAATTTTACTAGCAATACATGATATATAAATTAAAGTAGTTTTATCTTGATATCCATCAAAAGGATACCCAGAAAATGATTTAATACAGCCAGGAAATGTTTTCTTAGTTTTAAAACTAGGAATATTAATTTGAATTGCAACTATTAAATATGATAAAGTTAATAACAATAATAATTGATTGTATGTATCTTCATATGATGGTAATCCTTTTACTTTACCTTCTTTTTTTGCTGTTTTGGCTAACATTTTTTCATATTGTTCTTTAGATGGAATATTAGTATTTAAAGTACTAATAACATTATTAATAATAAATTGATTTTGTCCTTCTAGATTAATACCTATCATTTGTGACATAGATTTTACTATATTATTTATTATTTTTACATCTGGATTTGTAGATAGATTAGTTTTAGAAAGATTAATAGAATATTCATTATCTAAAATATCTTTAGTATTTAATTTGAATCCTTGTATATCATAACCTTCATCACTTGAAAAATCTATATTTTTAATTATATATCCACTATGTTTATCAACCCAATAGTTATTATCATCACTAATTGTTCCTTGTTCAGCACAAATAGTGTCTAATTCTTTTATATAGTCTTGTTTACTTGAAAATGCATTTGCTAATTTTAAAAGAAATCTAGGCATTAATTTTACAGATGTTTTATTACAATGTAACCAATATTTATTTTCATCATATACAGATTCACGTGTAAATTTTAAACAAAATTTCTTAATATATTCTTGTCTTTTTACAAAATCACTTATAGATAATACTCTATCTCTTAGATTTTCATAAGGAGATGTTTTAATGTCTTCGGATATATCAATATAGTTACTTAATATTAATTTATTAACTTTTAGATGTTTTTCTTCTTTAATTTGAATTATATTTTTAAGATATTTTTTAGCATTTTCATAATTATCATTTAATTTACCTTTTATTTCTTCAACACTCAAGTTATATTTAGCTTGGAAACTATCTAAAATTTTATCAACATCTTCTTTTAAATTATTCTTTTCTAATTTGGAACCATCAATGCATTTATCGTTAATAGATATACAATCTTTATTAATATCACATAATATTTTGTTTGAATCTATATAAAAATCATTTTTAAATTTTTCATCTACAACCCATTTAGAATCTTGTCTAACATAAATATAATTTTTTTTACTTTCTTTGTCAATAAATAAACAATAATCACCATCAATTACTTCTCTCTTTTCTTCAATTACAGCTCTTGCTTCTCTAAGTGCATTTTTTTTAGTTAAATTCATAATATCCATAATTTTCTCGGTTAAAAATTCAAAAAATTGTTTTGTATCCATAGTCGTTTTTTCTTTGGCATATTCATTTGCTAAACTATAAATGGTATTGTCATATATAGCATCAAAAAATATTTGTTTAGAATTATCATATTCTATATCTTCTAATGATGTATATTTTTTTGATAAATAATATTTTTCACATTTTTCTTCTTCATTTGGAGAGATTTCTTCGGTTGTAGCTTTATTTGCTTTTTTAATAAAATTGTCTAGTAAATTAGAAACTATTAAATCCATTATAGTTTTATTTAAACAGGTAATAAAGAATTTACCACCATCTATTGTAATAAAAGAGTTAATAAGTTCGGAAGTATTATTAAAATTATCAGGATTAATATTGTAATTACTATATAATTCTTCTTTGAGTTCATTAGTTATAATATCAAAATTAAATTTATAATTTTCTTTTAATTTGAGAGATTCTTTATTTATCAATGTAATTAATTTATTTAATAGTTCTTTGCTTATATTATATTCTTTTTTATATTCATCTATATTTTCATTAAATAATTTAGAAATAATAGCATAGTCTTTTTTATTTAAATTTTCCATATCAATATTTAAATTTTGAATATCTTGAATTAATGATTTATAATTAATATATTTGTAAGTTTGTGATAAATATTCAATAGCAGAACTATTAGTTGGTATAAAAGATTCTAATAATAAATTAAATTTTTCATCTATAGATGTAGATGGATTATCTTCAATGGAGAAATTACATATGTTATCTAAAAATTTATTAGAATGAATTGTATTATGTGTATTAAGAAATTTATCAAAATCTGATTGTTCTAATATAAATTTATTGATATTAGTTTCATTATTTAGTAATTGGAAATAATTAAAAAAATTTATATTAAGATTACATTTATCATAAATAGTTGTATATTTTTGATTAATTTTAGAAAAATTAAATATTGGTAAAGGTAATGTTATAAAAGATGTAATAATAATTTTTTCATTAGGAGATAAATTTTTTTGATTATAAACTCGTTTATTATTTATATAATCAGTTTGTAACATTTTAACTCCTTCATTATAAACTTCTGTTGAAAATCTAAATGTATCAATAGAATTATTATTAATACAATAACTATAGAAGTCATTATATATATCATTAACTGCTAATATTTGAGTGTTTACATCTAATGAATTAAAATTAATACTATTAAAATCAGAAGTATATTTATTTGTAGTATTATCAAATATATTTAATAAATTATTAATATAAGTAATGTAGTCATTTATTTTATCTTTAGAACTATTATTAGACCATTTATTAATTACATAATTTAAATTTTCAATAAATTCTCCCATTTTAATTTTATTAATAAATTCTTCATCATAATCATCATTATCTTCATTATCAATTAAATTTTTAGAATTATAAACAACCGGTATTAACCAATATAATTTTTTATTTAACTTAAATAATACTTCTTTCAGTGGTTTATAAAATTCTCCTTTTTCACTAACCATTACAGGATTATTATTTTCATCATAATTAGAAAAACGTGTTCTTAGTTCTTTATATCTATTTAATTCTAAATTAATATTATTAATTAATACTTCATTCCTTTCTTCAGGTTTATAAAGATTTAATATATGATCCATGTAATCATTTAGTTGTGTTTCTAAAGTATATCTTTTTTCACTATCTGGAACATTTACACTATGATAAAATTCTTGATAATCATCATCTAGCTCAAAATCATCTAATAAAATTTCGTTAAGTTTTTCATCATCAACATGTTTGATAAGATCATAATCTAAATCATCATTATCTTCTAAATTAAGAAATTCAGAAGAAACATCTTGAATGATTTCTTTTTCTTCGGGTAATTCAATTGATAGTAATTCTTTAGAATCTTTAATAATAATTTTTTCAATATTTAAATTTTCAGGAATTCCACTATATGCAAAATCAATATAAATAACTTCACTATTTGGAATTAATGTAATTTCAATCATATCTTCTTCAACATTAGTAATAATACCATTTAATATTTTAGGTAAAGGTCCACCAAATGTTATTGATATACTTTTGTTAACATTAATATTATTTTGAATAACAAAACTTGGACTTTTAGCTCTATATAGCAACATAATATTATCAATCGATTCTTCTAAAAGTTTTCCTTCTTCTGAAATATCTAATGTTGTGCTATTATCTTCATTTAATAGTATAATTTTATTTGAATTAATAAAATTAATGAAAAATATTTTTTCATGAAGTTCTAGATTACTAGGTGAATCAATTTGAATAATATCTCCATATTGTAAATTATATTTTTCGCTTTCCATTATAAATATACTATATTATATTTATAATAGAAAATTTATGTAAAAATTTAATTTAAATTTATTTTTAAACAAGTTAAAGATATTTTACAAATATAAAATAGTATACATTATGTCGTGTGAAGAATTAGTAAAAGAAGTGAATTTATCATCTGTACTAAATGATATTGATGAATATTTTTATAAAAAAAAGTATGTTTTCAATAATAATGAATATACAATAATTAAATATCATAAAGAAAAATTAAAAGAAATTGAAAATGGTGATTATGATAATTTTAATTATTTATCTAAATTTAGATCATTAGTAGTAAGAAATAATAAATTACTTGTATTTAGCCCTGAAAAGTCATTAAATTTTGATACTTTTAGTAAAAAATATGAAAATATAGATGAATGTTGGATGGAAGATTTTATAGATGGCACAATGATA